AAGAAGTAGTTGAACTCCAAACTCCTTTCCAGTTTAACCCTTTGTCTCCTTTTTCTCCTTTTTCTCCCGGATCACCCTTCTCACCCTTTTCTCCTTGTGGACCTTGCGGACCTTCAGGTCCTTGCGGTCCTTGTTCTCCTTGTTCCCCTTTTTGTGCCATTAAATCCCAATAGGTTGTATCAGTCGGTAAATTCCCAGTGCTTGCTAATTTACAAATATAAGATGAACCGTTATAAGAAACCGCATCATTAACATTATAGGAAGTTGAATTGTTATATTCGCCTCTCCAAGTTATATCTAAACCATCTGCTCCAGCTGGACCTTGAGGACCTTGTGGACCTTGTGGACCAGTATCTCCTTTATCTCCTTTTTGAGCAACTAATTTCCAATAAGAAGTATTTGTTGGATCGTTTCCCAACGAATTTTGAATACAAGTATAAGTAGACCCTTGATAACTTACAAAATCTCCCACATAATACTGGGTTGAACCATTATATTCTCCTCTCCAACAACTTGACCAAAGTTTATTTGCCATATGTTAATTTTTTATTTAATTTTTTATTTAATTTTTCGTTTGATATGACCAATTAGTAGAATTTTTATTCGTTTGATACGACCAAAAAGAAGAATCTTGGGTAACCAAAAATTCATCTTGATCTTCACCGATTAAATAATAATCTCCATTTTCCGAAACCAAATAAATCAAAACACCGCTTTTTGTTAAATAAGAAATGCTTTCTGAATTTTTAGTTTGATAAGTCCAAGACATAATTACTCAAAATTTACTCAAAATTTATTCAAAAATTATTCAAAATTAGAATATTTAGGCGTTAATTTTGCTTTATTTTTTCCTCTGGTTGCGAAATAATTGACAAGTCTTTGTCGCCATTCATCTGCTTTTGATTTCAAATAAGCAATTTTATCAGTCAAACCATTCATTCCAGCGTATTCTAATGCCACCAAATAAGGAATTATCGGATGTAAAACAGTAGGAAGTCCAGGTTCTTTATTGGTATCAGTTGAACTAAACTCTGATATATCTCGTGAAAGATAAATTTTAAGAGTTGAAACTTGATTGATGTCTGGTGCTGGCTTCAAAAAAATACTTCCGCCTTTCAAATAATAATATTCAGGAACTCCTTTTTCTTTATAAAACTCATCAATCGCACCTGGAATATCCTCAACTTTAATCAACTCTAATTGAGACCAAATGCCATTTACATCCTCTACTTCTACCCGCTGGATGTCAAAATCAGTTGAAGCCAAAGAATAATCGCTTTGTCCATCTACAAGAGGGCAAGTGGCAATGTTTAGAGTTGTGTGATTTCTATCATCAAAATCCCAAGCATTAGAAAACCGCCACGCATCCAAAGCGAGTTCTCTTAAAACCTTATTAGTTAATCTGGCTATATCGGCGGTTGGAAAACTGGTTGAATCCGTGCCAGTTAAAAACCACACATCCTGACAAATTCCTGTTTTATTAGTTGTATCGTTAAATTTCATATTTTTGTTTGCTTATTAAGACTTTTAAATTATGACTTTTGAACTATGACTTTTTAAAAATAAATCTTATATCTTGTTTTTGTTCATCTTCTTCAATTTCAAAATTTTCAATTTTATTTTCAATTTTCAGATTTTTAATCCATCTTTCAACTCTTTCTCTGCTAATATTTTCATAATGATTATCCTCTCCAACAAATTCATAATGAGGCTGGCGGTTGATATTAGCAGCAGTTCCAATTAAAATTCCTCCTTTTTTAAGCAAATTCCAGGCTCTTTCAATAGACAAGTCCGCATATTTATCGTGTTCCAACATCTCGGTCGTTATCACCACATCAAATTTTTTCCTTGGTTTATATTCGTGAGCATTACAAACAACATCAACGCCATCGCCTGATTGTCTATCTAATCCCACATAATCGCAGTTTTCAAAAAAATTTCTTGGAGTTCCATTTATATTCAAACTCCCAAGTTCTAAAACTCTGACATTTTTAAATTTTTCAGGATATTTTTCTTTTACTCTTTGTAAAAAATTTAAAACTTCTTGATGCATATTAATGCATATTACCATTTGCCTTGTTTTATTTTCTCGTCTAATGCCTTTTTATATTCCTCAACGGCATCAAAAATAGTTATTTTTATTTGATAATCATTTGGGTCATCATATACTGGCTCTATTTTCTCAATGTTCTCATAAGTCCCGCATTCCTCTTTTCTGATTTTGTTAGCCCAAGGGACAATCTTGTCTCTTAATTTTTCAGCTTTCAAAGCAATTTTATTTCGTTCAGTTTCTAATTCCTCGATTTGCTTGGTAATTTCCCGCCCCTTTTCAATCAACTCTTTTCGCTCCAAAAGAATTGATTTGATTTTTTTATCCTCTCTAAAAATTTCTCTCATATATTTTTTTATAAGCATCAACCCATAAATACGACTTTGTTTTAATGTTATAATTTTTTAGAACATATTCTTTGGCTTTTTTGGCCATTTCCTTTCTTTCGCTTTCGTTTCTAATCAGATAATCAATTTCATCATACCACTTATCATTGTCCACCACTATTCTCATATAATTAGTATCCTCTTTGTTTTGCTGATAAGGAGATTGCCCGTCAGAAAATCCCTGAGCAACAACTGCCATTCCAGCCATTGACGCTTCCAAAAATTTTAGATTGCTTTTACAGCGATTGAAATAATTATCTTTTCTCGGAATTATCATTATATCCACCGCTAAATCTACAAGAAATTGATTATATTCGGAATGGTCAACTGTATTATGCCACTCAATTTTATCCTCTATCTTTTTAAGAAATTCAAATTCTTTTTTAAAAATTTTGTATAAAAGAGGATTTTTATCAAGGTTTTTATTTACTCCCAGCACTACCAGTTTAACATCATCTCTTTCAAGCAATTTTGAAATCGCTTTTGATGCCACCTCATAATCCCCCGTTGATAAAGTGCTTCCAATTATTCCTATTCTTACCTTCCCGCTGGTATTTTCTTGCGGCTCATTCCAATTATCTGGCCAATCATCGGGATCAACACAATTCGGTAAAACTTCTACATTTTTATTCAGAGAAACATATTCATTAGCCAGAAGCTTTGTAGTGGTTGTCACTAAATCGGATATTTTAATGAAATCATACAATATTTTATTTATCTTTTTTACCAGTTTTCTTGTCCCATAAAACATCGTTGCTGGCGTCCCAGAATTTTCTAAATAGGTATCATCATTATCAAAAACAATTTTCTTTCTTTTAAGTTTAAGCAGTTGAGCCGCCGCAAGTTTGTTTCTATCCATCGGTCTTTGAAAAACTATAATATCAGAAGCCATTGCTCCCTGAAACATTCTTTCTGAATCAGCAAGCGGTCCATATAAAGAAGTTTTCATTCCGTCCCAGCCATTTTCTCTCAAAGGAAGCATACAGCGGACATAATAACAGCCCTCATATCTATCGCCAATAAAATATACTTTCATATTTGTTTATTATTTTCAGAATTATTTTCAGAATTATCCCCAAGATTATTTTCAGAATTATCAGAAACATCCTCAATAGAAATATTAACTTTATTTCCATCAATTGTTTCCTCTAAAATTTTTCCAGTTTTTCCATCAATAACAACTTTAATTTTTTTAAGATTCGGGCTGATTACAATTCGGGGTTTGTCATCTTTATTGTTGTTCTGTAAAATGTTTTTCATATTTTTAACTAAAAACCTTCTAAAAACCTTTCTGCCAGACCACCTCCTCTCCATCGGTCTGGCGTGAGGAGAGGAGGGAAGCAAGGTTGTTAGAACCAACCAAACTATTAAATCAAACTATTAAGCGCAAGTAGCAGTTGATAAAATCTTCACTGCCGCATTATCCCGATTTTCTACCACACCGTAGACAATATCTGCGGTTGTAACGGTAGAAAGATATTCGGGAATATAGTTTGATTGAATCCTAACATTGTATTCACCAATTTTAGTATTTGGCGATTGCTTCTCCAAGGATAGAGTTGCGAAATGAATAGCATCCTTATGAGCAAGTAAATTTATGCGACCATTTGTGCCACTCACATAAGGAACAGCAGTGGTAACATAAACTGGAATGCCATACAAAGATGCCATTGGTCTTTTCGCAACTGGATCTTGGACTGGAGCATTGACTGCTAAAGCAAAACGATCAATAGCCTGCAACTGTCTCCAGAATACCGTTGGATGGAAGAAGAAAGCACACTCATCAAGGTCAATATTAGCCGCTTCAAGAGTAGCAATAGCAGAGCGGATATCAGAATCAGCAACATTGGCGGTTGAAGAACCAACAGTTGAACTGAATCCGCTAAATAATGCCGCAATAGCATCATCTAATTGCTTAGCAATAGTATAAGCGGCATTTTTCGCATACGCTTCTTGAAGGTTATATGATTTCTTGACTTGTGCAGCTTCCTTATCTTCAATCGCAAAGCTTACCTCATACCAAGTATCAACCGTTAAGGGGACGCTTGATTCGGTTGTAGAATTTAAGGTAACAGCTGCGGCATTGGTCTTAGGATTAGCAGTCATTTCCGTCAAGACTGGGGTATAAAGAGTTTTCCCGCCATCGGCCAATTCTTCGCTTCTATCAGTGAAGAAATTGCCTAAAACGAGTTTTCTCTTAAAGAAATCATTAATTCTATCGCCCCAAATTGACGGAATAAAGCTCGCCAAATTAGTTCCGGTGAAAGTTCCAGTAGGAAATGCCATATAATAAACTCACGATCTCCCTGGAATTTCCTACTGATTTTTTTAAAGAACTATTTTTATTATTCGCCTTGAAAACCAGTAGGAGAAGATTGAAGTTTCTTCCACAATTCTTTGTGCTTCTCCGGATCTTTAGAAGCCTCTCTGATTTCCTGATCTAAAGACTTAATTTCTCCGCCCTTAGATCTTCCACCTTCGAGTGCTTCAGCAAGTTTTTTCTCTTTTAAGGATTGCTCTATTGCTTTTTGAACAATAGGCAATTTATATGCCTCTTCAAGAGAAACTCCCCTGCCCTTAGCCACCGCCTCTAAATAATCCAGATGTTCTTCATCAAAATCCTTGTGATGAATCAGAAACTCAATCTTTTGCTTCCAGAAAGAATCGTTTTCTTTTTCAACGACCTTTTCAGATTGAGGTTCTTTTTTGTTAGCCTCTAAAGCCTTCAACCTCTCTTCGGCTTTTTTGGCACGAGCAAACAGTCTTTTGTTTAACTCCAAAACTTTTTGGAGTTGTTCCTCAACTGTCTGCCCTTCTTCCAATAAAGAATTCAATGAAGTTTCTTCATTGGCGGTTTCTTGTTCTTGGGTTTCCGTCTCCTCATCAAGATTTAAAGAGTCTTGAAACTCTTGTACATTATCCATATTAAGAGTTGGATTACTCGATCGCTTTTAAGGGAAGCGATAACCCCGACTTTTTATTTAAATTTTTTATTAGCCATATTTTTTTATGAAAATTTTTATGAAAACCCGACCTTTACTAAAACTCTTACTAAAACCTTTACTCAAAATTTTCCTCTTTTGCCGACGGCTCTTTTCCTAATAACTCAACGCTTTTTAAAAATTGAAGAATAGCATTATAAGCAGAAATTCTACCTAAAACGACACTATTCAAATCTTTGGATAATTCCTCTTTGGTTAGGTTGTCAATTCTAACGATGCTATTGAGATAGTTTATTAATAATTGCTGAACTAATTCCCAATCCTTGCTGTTCTTGAGGTTGCGGCACGCTTGTTTGAGGTTGTCCTGGATTAACATTTGGAGTTTGTGTTAATTCCGACCTTTGAATCCGCTCCAATTCAATAGGAGAAATACCTATTTTTTCGGCATAAGCATAAATCAAAGATTTAACCGTCGGATTTGATAACGCCTGCGGATTAGAAACTATCATTTGAAGCAAGGCATTAAGATTTTGAGCTTCAAGCGGAACATTTCTTGATTCTGAATCAATAATAATGTCAACATCTTTAAGGTCGGCAAAGAATCCTCTTGGTATTTTAACTCCTCTAATTAAACCTGCTGATTTTAATTCATCTTTAATTTTGTTTTCAACCTCTTGAATATTTGACGGATAAAAACCAGTGGCTTCTAAATACTTAACAGCATATTCATTGGCTTTAATTTTGGCTATCATTTCATCAAATTTATTAATATCCTCAAAACTGGAAGTAAATCGCACAACCATTTCCCCTCTTAATTCTTTCAAAACATCTGGTAAAACCGCCTTTTTAATAAAGTTAATAATTTGAAATGCCAAGTTCTCTCTTAATAAATCAAAGGTTGAGGTTGCCATCTGTGTCTGGATAGTAGCATTTGTTGCTGGGGTTGTAGCTGGTAATCCTTCTCCTCTTACCACATCATAAGTAAAAGTGCTCCTATCAGCCAAAGCATTCCAGTATTCAGTTTCTTGTTGAAATTGCGTCAATGCTCGGCTTTCTAATGGAATTGGTCTAATATCGCCTAAAATAACATCGCCAGTTTCAACATCAGAGACAATGTTTTTCAATGCGGTTTCATTTGGTGTTTGTAAAACCTGTTTAGAAGCCAATTCTAATGCTCTGGCTCTTAAACCAGCGTTTATTAGTTCCCTAATTTGAGGATGGAATAATTCCTCATAAGTTCCCACGCCAAGCCAGCGTCCTTGAATTTTATTAATGTGAAAATCATAAAAAGGATAATCTTCATCAAACCATTCCTCAAACAATTTAATGCCTTCTTTGTAGTTTTTTAAAGCATCACTGTAAATTTTAACTCCTTTTTGATATTTCTTGCCTTTCTTAAAATATCCAAAATAGTAATAAACCGTGATTTTATCCTTTTTCTCATTCTCCAATTCATTAATCAATAATTTGATATTATCCCAGTTTTTATTTTCCAGCTCATAAACAAAAAATTCCCTCTCTAAAACAATTGAAGGGGCATCTTGAATTTTATCTACACTCGGATCAAAATAAACGCTTTTTAAGTCAATGATTTCTGGAATCTTGCCAGGAAGTTTCATTACCAAAGCAGAACCATAATCTGATACATTTACTACAATCTGGTTCAATAAAAATCCAAATCCGTTCTCTTTCGCCCAGTTTTTAATTTTCTTTTCCAAAAGATACGCTTTAAGTTGAGCCAATAAATCATAAACGCTGTCAGTTATAACTCTTAAATCCTTGACATCAAAATCAAGCATTTTTGCCACAACTCTCGCTCTGAATCTTGAAATATTAGGAAACGGCTTAACTTTCTTGGTTAACGGGTCAATATCACCGCTTAAATGCTTTGAGTTTCGGTAAAAGAAAATTCTCCTCAATGTTTCCCATTGATTAAAACTCAATCCATAACCCAAATCAACGCTTGAACCTTTATAAGTATCAATTTTATCTTTTATTTCTTTTGGCATATTTTTTAGATTTTTTACGCCCTATTCTTTCTGGTAGAGCCTTCACATTTGGAGTGGCTCTTAACCATTCATTAAAAACTCGCTGGCTCATTTTACCTTGTCTTACCAGTGAAGCAAATTTTCTAAGTTGTGCCCGAGATTTGAACGGCATTATTCAAATGTTTGTGGATTATTACGACGCTGATAAATGTGATAAAGCATTTTTTCGTTATTTACAGGAATGTAATTTTTGTGCCCAACCAAAGCATATCTTATCGCATCCATTAAATGATCCATTTCTTTTATCGGCTCTTCTTTGGGCTTTTCCTCATCATAATGATAAAAATTAAATTCCTCTAAAGCATTCTTACAAGTAGAAAAAACATAAAATCTGTTTGTCCTTATAAGCTCCTGAACATAACTAATCCCCGCTTTGATATCCTTGCTTGTTTCGCTTGGAATTAATCCCTCTCTTTTCATTTCCTCTAATCTGTCTGGCTCGGCTGGGTCGGGAAAATAATAATTAATGTGGTATTTGTCTCTAAATTCTTTTAACTTGGCTATTATTTCAGCGGTTGTTTTTTCTGTCTGATAAAATTCATCAACCAAATAATAAACATTGTCTTTTTTAATAATTACTGCTATTGCGGAAGGATTTTTAAAGCCCCAATCAATTCCCGCAATCACCGCTTCTGGATTGTTAATTTCTTTTGGCGGAATAATGTGATTAGGCAAAAGTTCATAAACCAGTCCAGACATTCTTACAAATTCCGCTTCATATCGTCTGGCAAATTCCTGCGGAGTTAAGCGTTTTCTTTCTTTTTCTAAAAAGTCTTTAGGGAAATAAGGATTATCTATGCTTCGCCACTTATGAATTGAAATATCTGGGTCTTCTCCTCTTATTGCTGGCTGATAAACCTCGTTGTATAAATAATTCAGCGAATAAGGAGTGGTTGTGATGAGACATTGACCATTTTCTATTGCCAAACGAGTTCTGATTATATTCCAAACCAATCTATTCATCATTCCCGCTTCATCTAACCAAGCCCATTTTAAAGTCATTCCTTCTAATCCCAGCGGTTCATCAGTGGAGCGGATAAAAACCTTTCCACCGCTGGGTAATTCTAAAATTGATTGCTGTTGTTTGTAATATTTCCTGTATTGGGGAAATAACTGAAAAAATTTTTCAAGGGTTGATTGATTTAAGATCTTGTAGGTTGGAGCCGCTATAACTCCATTCTTATCAGGAAAATCAGATATCTTTTTTGCAGACCAAATAGAACCTAAAAAACTTTTGCCACTTTGAAACGCTGCAATACATACAACATAAGGTTTCTCATCAATAAACGCCTCATATTGTTTAGGATGGAGTTTGAGTATTTGTTCCACCGTCTTTTATAATTTTAAAAATTACTGGAAGCTCTCCTTTAATATCAAATTTCTCATCTAATTGCTCAATAAATTTAAGATACAATTCAGCCGCTTTCATATTGCCATTTTTAGCTTCCTCTCCAATTTTTTCTAATACATCAGAAGTATATTTTCTTGCGTAATTTAAAGCCAGATTTAAAATCTGTTTTCTTATTTCTGGTTTAGAAATATTATAATAATAAGTGCTTGACGGAATGCCCCACCTGGCACAAAATTCCTGAGTGGTCTCAGTTCTTGCGGATTGAGGCAGCGCTTCTCTTTCAATTGCCTCGTCTAACCAAGTTTTTTGAATTTCCTCCATAATTTTAATATCTTTTCTTTTTTTTGTTTTGATTCTTCTGGAGAATATAATTTAACTATCTTTTTTAAAATCTTATCTTTTTCTTTTTTCTCCATATTACAAATTAAGCCACCGTGGATTATTTAAATACCATTTAATTGTTTTCTCTAATGATTCTTCAAAGTTTTTAGGCAATTCCCATCCCATCGATTTCATTTTTGAACCATCAAGAGCATATCTCAAATCGTGTCCCGGTCGGCTTGAGTGAAAATCTATCATTTCATATTTAAGGGGTTTTCCTATCACATCGGCAATAAATTGAGCCACCTCTAAATTGGTCATTTCTTTCTCGCCCACGATATTATACTTGTCTCTTTGTTGGGCTTTTTCTAATAAGAAATGAACTGCACTGGCAACATTTCGGCAATGAATATAAAAGCGCGAACCTGACTTTGTTTTTGTTGGGTCGGAATGAATAAAAACTGTCTCACCATCAAGAACTTTCTTGATAGTCATCGGGATAAATTTCTCAGGGTGTTGTCTCTCTCCAAAACAATTCATCGTATGGGTTATAAAAAGAGGAACTTTATAGGTGTTAGCATAAGCTAAACATAATTCCTCAGCGCCCGCTTTTGTGGCGGCGTAAGGATTGGCTGAATTATATCTATCCCACTCTTTATAAAACACTCCTTCTGGGGCTGGTCCCATTACCTCATCCGTCGAGAAAAAATTAAACCATTTTATATCCAAAGAGCGCGCAAGGTCTAACATTCTCATTGTCCCAACCACATTAGACATCACAAATGGTTCTGGGTTTTTAATGCTGTTGTCCACATGCGTCTCTCCACCTAGGTGCAAAATATAATCTACCCTTCCAATTTCTTTCTTTAATCCATCTGTTATTGGTTTTGTAAAATCAGCGGTTAGAATTAATACCCGCTTGTCATTAAATGCTTTAATATCTCTCAATCGGTCAAATCCCAAGGAGGCATAATTAAGACGATCGAGAACAACAATTTCCCAATCGGTATTTTTAAGAAAATGTTCTACAAAGTGAGAACCGATAAAGCCACATCCACCGGTAATTAATACTTTTGTCATAGTCCCCTATATATACAATATACACTTCTCGCTGTTTAATGGCTTAAAAACTGCTCTAAAAGTTATCCACAGATCCACTATTGACAATGCTAAAATATTAAAAG